TACAAAAAAGATAAAAGTGATACGTGGCATCAAACCAAATGTATTTGAAATATACGTTAATGGTAAGATGTATAATCAGGATGCAAATTCTAGAGACTATCAAAAATATCTAGAGAATCAAATTCTAAAATTAAATTATCGTAGTTTCACTCAGGTTGTTATTCTAGGTAGTTCTACCTTTATTCCGTTCATGCAGCTAAAATCTCGCCATCGGCGCGAGGTGGTTGAGGAAATTTTAGACATCCAAATTTTCTCTCTTATGAATATGTTACTGAAACAAAAACTAAAGAATAACTCTGAAGATATACGTGATGTAGAATATAAAACTAGCCTAACAGAAGAAAAGATTGATTTACAGATAAATTATATTGATGAAATAAAAAAGAATAAAAACAAGTTACTTAAAGATAAGTCAATACTCTTTGCATCAAATCAAGAAGAAATTCATAAAAGACAAAAGAAAGTTATTGAGTATGAAAATACAAATATTGCTTTACTTAAACAAATAGTTGATTCTGATACTATAAAATCTAAGTATCAAAAATTGCAAAGTATAAAATCTACTCTTAATGAAAAACATAGAGCGCATTCTTCTACGATAAACTTCTTTGAAACAAATGAAGATTGTCCTACTTGTCAGCAACATATTAGTGAAATATTTAAAACTAATATTCTTAAAAACAAAAGAAAAGAAACAGATAAAATTTCTGGTGGTTTGTTAGAGTTGAAGGCTGAATTAGAAAAATACAAAGATCGTCAAAAAGAAATTATTGAAATTGCTAATGGTATCAGAGAGCATGAAGTACAAATTGCAAAAGATAACGAATCTATTTTACAATTAGAAAAGTTTAATAGTACATTACAATCTGAGATTGATGTGTTAGAACACGCTGATGTAAACAAAAATGATTATGAAAAACTTGGAGATTTCAAATCTTCACTCATAAATCTTACAGATCAAAAATCAAAATTACTTGAGGATAAAACATATTCTGAAACTGCAAAGAATATGCTTCAAGACACAGGCATTAAGACTAAGATTATTAAACAATATTTGCCTATTATGAATAAGCTAATCAATACGTATCTGTCTTCTATGGAGTTCTACGTTAACTTTACTTTAGATGAAAACTTTGAGGAAACAATTAAGTCACGCCATCGTGATGATTTTTCTTACTCTTCATTTAGTGAAGGTGAAAAGATGCGTATTGATTTAGCTTTGTTATTTACTTGGAGAGCAGTTGCAAAGATGAAAAACTCTGCAAATACTAATCTATTGATACTGGATGAAATCTTTGATAGCTCCTTAGATGGTACAGGTACAGATGAGTTTCTAAAGATTCTTAATACGTTAGGTGGTGAGAATGTATTTGTGATTAGTCATAAACAAGATGCTCTTGCAGATAAATTTAGAAGTACAATTAAATTTGAGAAGATTAAAAACTTTTCTCATATGAGTTAAAGGAAAAGAATTTTAGTCATGTGGCAGAATAATGGGTAAGAGATCAAACTTTGAAAGAAAACCTAGAGACTTCTATCCTACACCGATAGAAGCCGTGTATCCTCTTTTAGAACATCTAGAGGAAAACTTTCTATTTGCTGAACCATGTGCTGGTGACGGTGCATTAATCAGTCACTTAGAAACAAAGGGTGTTTGTATGTGGGCAAGTGATATTGAACCACAGGCAGAAGGGATACATAAAAATGACTTTTCTGAAATTTCAGAAAGGGAAGTTCTAGAATCTGAATTTATTATTACAAAC